AAGCACGGTATTAGCTTGGCCGGTCCACTTTCCATCTTCATCTGCGATGACGATGTGCATTTCGTCGCTGGAGCCAGCTTGCGTCGATACATAGTCGGACGTACCCGGAGCAGACTCGAATTGATCGTTGAACTCCCACTGCCTAATGGTAGTGAAACCAGCCGCGGGTGAAGTGTTGCCCACAAACTTATTGCGAAGAACGAGAACATTGGCGGATGAAACGCTTGCAACCTGAACTCTAATCTTGTCCGCTCCGGCAAGTAGAATATCGCCAGCCTTAACTGTAGCAGTTAAAGTAGCCGCGCCGACTTGATTTACGGTTGTGCTGTTATTGGAGAATACAAGCTTACCGGCTAGTGTGCTTTGAAATGCGTTGGCAGTTGGGCACACTGAAACTCGAAGCGAATTGCCCAAATCGCCAGGATACTTGGCAAACCAATTACCGATGCCGCTGATGGCCGCACTTGTGCCAGACGCTGGAGCGTAGCGTAGCTCGTAATCTTCGTCGCTAAACACAATCGTATTCTTTGTGTTTGCTGCCGCAGAATGAGCATTACGCGCATTGGCCACAGAGGTCGCACTCTTATTAATCGTATTCGCACTACCATGAACGACACGAACCACGTATAGCTTGTTGCCGTAAGCTAGAAAGCTGGCGGCTGGGAAAAAGTCAGTATATGTATTGGCATTGGGTGTTTGAAATTGTTTGACCAGCGCGTCTTCCGAATCGACAAGAACGCGCGTGTTGACGGGGCCCCAACGCGTATGTGCGGCGATACCGGCCTCAGTCGTGCTTACAGCGGGAATAATTGTAGTAAGGTCAATTTCTGATACATTGACGCCGGCAGAAATTTGAAACGGCATAATAATTCTCCCTGTTAATCCTTGTCGTCGTTATTCGTGATTATTTATAATAACGAAGTTTTTCAAAAATCAGTGCGAGCAAATCCCGATACATATGTCTCCATATTTTCTGGCTCAGGAGATTGACCATCGTCTATAAATCCTGCGGGCAATAAATCGTTTAACATATCGGAATAGCGTTCTGACGCCATTTTTGCTCGAATATCAGTATTGGTTAGATCACGAAAAAATGGTTGTCGGACTAACCATCCAAACATAACAAGCGTCATCATAAGATCGTCATTATGCCCATCTTCAGCTTCATATGATTGTTTTTTATGGACGAAGGTTGAAATTTCTTGAATTACGTCGAAATCCTGTATTATTATCTTGTTGTCCTCTATGAGATCCTTGATATTAGAGCATCCTATGCGCTTAACCTGCTTTGTCATACGAATGCCCAGCTGAGAAGAACTGCCAAAGCCCGAATTGATATATTGCCCTGCTTTTGCATTATCATTAGCACTCGACAATACATTTTCATACTCAAGATCGGTTTGTAGCGACATAGCAACCTGCGAACCGATATCATTAGTCTCTATAAGAACAAACGCATCATTGTACCATTTTCCATACTTATATATTATTTCAGGATACATGAGAGGCGATATCATATTGTCGCGAAACTTGGCCACCAGCTTATATGGAATAGAAGTGACATCGATAATCGAAAACGCCGAATAATCCTGTCCTGCGCCGTGGCTTGTATCGACCGTCATGACATAGGTATGACCGACTATAGGTCTCTCGATAATGTCCAGCCCCCATTTGTCGCGAGTCGTAGATACAAAAGCCAATTCGCGAATCTTGTCAGAATTTATCAGCGTATTGGTGCTACCTAGAAAATTACATTCGAATTCTTGTTTAAATTGTTCCTCTGAAGTATTGCGAATTGTCTGACTTCGCCAAGCGTCGTCGTGCCCTGGAATTTCTCGCCAAGATACTTCTATGGGAATATAAAGACTGCGTTTTTCAATTGCGTCTGCCCACATCTTATAGTAATGATTCATACCGTTTGGTGTAGATACGATAATGATTTGCGATGTGACGCCGGAGCTAATAGTAGGATATACCGAAGAGAAAAAGTCTTCGGCAATATTTCTCGGAACGAATGCAAATTCGTCAAGTAATATCAGAGAATATGAACCACCACGAATTGCGCTTGACGAAGTAGCGGCGGCAAGAACCTTACTTCCATTCTCTAGTTCGATATTACCCTTATTCCAAGTAACAACTCCCTGCTGTAGCCATATGGGAAGATTTTCATATGCGAGTTTTGCCTTAGCTAGAAGATCATTGGCCAGACGGCCCTTATTGGCAAGAATAGCTACGTTTTGATTATCCTGAAATAATATCTTCCATACGATATACGAAGTGACCGTGGTACTCTTACCTGACTGCCTAGGCATCTTCGTAATTACGAATCGCTCATTTTTGAATGTACGCATCATATTTCGTTGATAATCGTACATATCGAAGGAAATCAAACCTTTATCGATATTTACAATCTTGATATATTTTTCCGTAAAATATTCAACGTCGTTCGCACATCGCACATATTCTTCAATCTGTTCTTGCGTGAAGGATATCGGAACGTGTGAGCGTTTTAGTTTAGGATTAGCTAGATATAGATCACTCATTAGTTAGAATCATTTACCCTCTTGCGGCTGCGACGAATCTTGTCCTTAGCGGCATTTGCCCTAATCTTATTATGGGCTTTGTTTGCTGGCGCTATCTTCTGCACGGCCGTGGTCGCTGCTGGTTTATGTGTCTCGACCAAGGTCTTAGGGCCGAGGCCTCGAATAGCACGAAACATAGACTTGAAAACCTTACGTATATTATTCCACATTTGTTTTACCTCGTATTATTTTTTGTAATTCTGCCGTACTACCAACAAATATAGCATTAGTTACATTCTTCGAAGATGTTTCTGATTCTGTCGTATTTAATTCTTTCTTTTGCTTATGTATATTAAGTAAATCCTTGTTGGCATCGACTAGTACCTTGATTAACTGCCCAACTACTTCATACGTACGTGGATGCTCACTTTCTTTTGCCAGCTCCAACGCAGACTCCAGCGCATCGTCTCCTTTTTCTATTATATTGCGAATATTATTGCGCGCAACTGTAAAATCGTCACTTACGTCCGGCGCGCCGGCAAAAGTTGCGGGAAGAGATACTGTATCCAATACCACCGTCGATGGAGTTATATCAAATATCTTATTCATATTATTATTTAACTGTGACATTATGTGGGTAAATCCATTCGCGTTTTCTGTATCTGTTCAATACGAAGATTATCTGATCCACTTACTGGATCATACTTTTTGCCATCAGCAAATGTGAATGTATTCGCAGCCAGCCCATAGTTTGAATTGGCCGAGATTAGTGACAGTGCTATAGATGCTGCGCTATTTGTAGTCGGCGAACCATTAGCCAATAGCCCGGGAGTAACTACGACGCGCGAGCTTCGCCCAGTTCTGGCTATATCAGCTTGAGTGATAGAAGTGCTTTGAATGCCATATAGAACATTTGTATTTGATTGTGCAGACACGATATTTAAATCGACCTGTGCTCTCTTGATTACACCACTGGTTCGAACTGGCCCAAAGAAGTACCCGCGGACCGTGAAATCTAATGTGTGAATTAGCGCCCTACGTGTCACGAAGTCACCCTCGTAAGTATCTTCAGATGATATGCTATTTAATATGGTAGGAATGTCTAGAGTAATTCCCATTGATGGAATTAAATTCACGCTATTGGTCCACTCGGGTCCAAAGTATGGAATAATCTGCTCAATTATCTGTGCGGCATCATCTGCATTTCGAGTGTAAATATACAATGAGAAATTCATATTATATGGTACGGGAACAAATTGGGATCGAACTCGATTTAAATCAGATGAATTGTGCGATACATTCTTCGTACTGCCCGTTAGACGGCGCGTGCCATCATATGACATACTGAGCATTTCAAACGATATCGATGGAAGTTGAATAGCTACAGGTCGAGTCAAATCGGGATCGGCCGCAAGTCTGGCCAAGTATTTTTCTTTCGGGCTGTAAGTAAGAGGCACACCAATAGACTGTATTACCGCATTACTGGAATCTAAACGCTGAACAACCATATCATTGAACATATTACCGAACATGACAATGTATCGCCGAAGCGTCTGATTATAATATTGAGAACCGAATATAGCCATTTACATTACCATCTATCGGTTTCACTAAAAGGATTCTTCTCAGACCAATTCACAAACGATAGCGATTTCGCCGTGATGTATTCGTTATTAGCCATTGGAGCCGTCGCTTCGAGGCGGAATTCTTGAAGCATGTATCCTCCATCCTCAATTAACATAATATTTCCTGATTCATCTAGGAACTGGTATGTTAGTATGTCGAGTGTCGTATCGGACTCGATAATATCGATTACTGTATTGCCCGTATCGAGACGAGAATCACGCTCATACAATTCGCATTGAATATCATATGTATATAGTTTACCGTGCTGGTAGAATATATTTTCATGTTCGACAGATTTGATTTCGTATAGCTTATTATTCAACGGAAGAAATATTAGATCGCCTTCAAGTGGGCGAGATGACGTAATACTATATCCATTGGCGCTACCTGTCTCTAGCAAGTATGAATCCGTTGCGCCCCAAGCTTGTGTATTGGCAGTTTCTACCTGATAATTATATCCAACTTCTTCGATTAGTTTTTCGGTGGCAATCTGACTAAATCGCTTTCGCGCCATAGTGAAAGTAATTTGATCGCGTATTTCAAGATTAAACTTACTTAGGAAATCACCCTCGCCTTCAAATCCCTGTATATTCTTGATATAGACTTCTAGATCAATGGCCGAATTGAATTTACCCAGAGCATCTTCACCCAGAAGAAAATCCTGATTGATTATGGTTCGCGGTAGATACTTTACGTCCAGCCCATATATCTTTATGCTCTCTATAATAAGATCCTCGGCCGTATCTTGTTCTCGGCCGTAACTATAATACTTGAAATACTTATTGACGGTCATTGATTAGCCCGTGAGGTCTGACAGAATACCTGATACACTATTGATCATGTCTTCTTCGATCTTCGCTATTTCAGCATCGGCTTCTTCGTATATAACCTTGCCATTGAATGTTACACCACCGGGCAATTGCATACCTTCAAACTTCGATAGATTCGAACCCCATTGCCTTTTGATGAGAGCCGTGGCATATTTCTTTAACCATGAGTCGTTGTATATATCGGTATATACTTCTGGATCGATGGCTTTATACCCATCAACTATGATAAAGTCTCCTACATTAAGTGTATTCCAATCAAGATCAACATTTAGTATGTTTTGGTGCCGTTGAAATCGAATTGTCTTGATGCCTGAGAATAGTTGTTCTATTGTTTCTATATGACGCATAATCGAAACATATCCAGAAA